ATATTGCTAAATCTAAAAGATGTTGCCTTTCAAGAAAAGGTTGATGAGTTGATGAGAAGCCCGGCACCGTTAATTTCAGGACAGATTACACAACATAAAAGAGGGTAAGTGATGGATTATGAAATTGAAAAAGAATTAGTCGATCAAGCTATAAAGAATTATCACAGTAATGATTATCCTGTACTTGTTACCGGTGGTGATTTTGCCGATGACATGGCACACGCTTTAAGTGTTATAAATTCTTTGCTGAATAAGGTTAGATGGCTAGAGGCTAGAGTAAATAAACAGGAAATTAAATAGCACACAAATAAAAGCCCGACTAATATCGGGCTTTTATTTGTTAGGTGCTAGCTATGCATTTTGGACGTAGTGAATCTTTATGCCGAGCTTATCCAGCACGTACTCAACATCACAAAACTTGACAGCTCCAATCCCATGCCAAACCTTATTAACCCTAGGGTAAGGTAGGTCAGTGCACATCTTGTTAAGTTCCATTATCCTTATGCCTTTCTCTCTGGCGGCATCTTGTACTATTTTTGCTAACTCGTTATTAATCATCTTTGTTGCTCTCATTTGTTAAGTTGAGTTAATAATAATTAAAATATGTAAAGCTGTCAATTATTTTGCATTAATTGATATTAATGTTTGATTTATGTAATTGCCTTTGCTATTGTTAACACATCGAGGAGTTGCCATTTTGCTAGTTTACCGCAGTCGACGCCTATGCACATCGAGGAGTTGCCATTTTGCTAGTTTACCGCAGTCGACGCCTATGACTAAAAAGACAATAGAAATAAACTAGCACTAAACATCCAAACACAACAGGTAACAACATGACAATTAAATTACTAACAAAGGAAATACGCGCCAACACACAACTAATAGGTGCCAACATGAATAAATTTATTTTACCGGTTATACAATTTTTAGAAGACCCTAAGTCAATCACGAAGGAAGAGTTGAAAGTCAATGCTGCTGATGCTGCTGATGCTGCTGATGCTGCTGATGCTGCTGCTGATGCTGCTGATGCTGCTGCTGCTGCTGCTGCTGCTGCTATTGCTGCTGATGCTGCTGATGCTGCTGATGCTGCTGATGCTGCTGCTGCTGCTGCTATTGCTGCTGCTGCTGCTGCTGCTGCTGATGCTGCTGATGCTGCTGATGCTGCTGATGCTGCTGCTGCTATTGCTGCTGCTGCTGCTGATGCTGCTGCTGCGGAAAAGTGGCTGGTTAAATACTTTGAATACGCAGGTGAAAGCAGGCAGGACTACATTGATGTAATCAATAAGGGCAAATAACTATGACAATTAAATTACTAACAATAGAATGCAAAGATGTGGCATGCATTAGGCCAGCAACAGATGCGGCTGGCTTAGCTTACCTAAAGGTTAGCTTAGAGGATGTACCAACGTTCGAATCGATGGCGGCTTTTATCGCAGTGCTTGGGTACGAGGAGGTGTTAGATCACATACCCTATCACGACATAGCGCTTTATCTAAAAAAGGGTGGCGGTTATGAGTAGTGATAAAGGTATATTTAAAACCCTAAGCGATATAGATATAACTACAATGGTTAAGAAAAAAGGTCAGTTTTGGTATATGCCTTGGGCTAACGCTGTTAGGGAGGTGACAAAAAACTATCCTGATTTTACGTGGGAATTTACAACATTTGACGGGTTGCCATACCTAAAAACTGAGCTTGGTTATTTTGTTGAGTGCCTTGTAACAATAAACGGAATAAGCCGAAAGCAATTGATGCCAGTGCTAGATTTTAAAAATCAAACCAATATGTCACCAAAGGCCAACGACATAAACAAAACCAATATGAGGGCTCTAACCAAGGCTATATCTCTATTTGGTCTAGGTCTTGATTTGTGGGCTGGTGAGGATTTGGTAGGGTGGGATGATATAGAGGGTGTGACTCCTACTGTTGAAAACCCGATAAGTGAGCTACAAGAGTTACTTATTAATAAAAACCCTGATGAGTACTTGCCGTGGTTAAAGGTAGAAAAGTTTGAGGATGTGACGGAAGAACAGGCGGCGGCGGCGGTATTGATTTTAAGGAAGGCACGATAATGAATGTTATTGAAACATGTGAGCAAGGCTCTGATGAGTGGTTGGCTATGAGGCTTGGTAAGGTTACAGCCTCAAGAGTGAAGGACGTTTTAACAAAGGGTCGAGGGAATGCACCAAGCAAAACAGCCGAAACATACATGATCGAATTGATTGCCGAAGTGTTAACTGGGCAATCAAAACCATTTTTTGAAAATGACGCCATGAGGTGGGGAACTGAAACAGAGCCACAAGCGCGCCAAATGTACGAAGTTAACAACGGCTTTGTAACGGTTAAAGAGGTGGCTTTTGTTGAGTTTAGCGACCAAGTGGGTATTTCTCCCGATGGGTTGGTCGGTGATGATGGTTTGTTGGAGATAAAGTGCCCAACAACAGCAACACAAATTAAGCGCGCATTATCTGATGATTACAGCGCGGATTATAAAGCACAGATACAAATGCAATTATGGGTCACAGAACGTCAATGGTGCGACTTTGTTAGTTTTGACCCCCGCCTTGATGGTGAGGTTAGCTATCTACAACAGCGCGTTTTTAGAGATGAAAAATATATTGATGAAATGGCGACAAAAGTTGAGTTATTTCTTATTGATATGAACGCTAAAATAGAAAAACTAACTAATGGGTAGATTATGAAATACCTAAGCCAAGGCATAGAGATCAAAAAGAAAGTAGAGACATTTTTACTGTACGTAATTTACATACCCTTGGCGCTTAACTGTGTACTGGGCGTATTAAATTTTATTTTTATTATGTAAACAAAAACCAATTATCTGTGCACGTTAAAATAACATGCACAGATAATGCAATTAATTAAACACAACAAAAGGCAAGCAACATGGCTGGCGTAAATAAAGTAATAATTTTAGGTAATTTAGGTAAAGACCCGGAAGTAAGGTTTTTGCCAAACGGTGGCGCAGTGGCGAACCTAACAATAGCAACAAGCGAGAGCTGGAATGATAAGCAAACCGGAGAGCAGAAGGATCGCACAGAGTGGCATCGTGTTGTTATTTTTGGCAAGCTAGCAGAAATAGCGGGTGAGTATTTAAAGAAGGGTTCAAAGGCTTATTTTGAAGGGCAGCTACAAACTAGAAAATGGCAGAATCAACAAGGCCAAGATCAATATACGACCGAAGTTGTAGTACAAGGTTTTAATGGTGTGATGCAAATGCTTGATGGTAAGCAGCAAGGCCAAGGACAGCAACAGGCAGCACCACAAAAACAAGGCCAAGCTCAACAGGGATTTCAACAAGCACCGACGCCAACGCAACAGCAAGCGCCCAATCAACAAGGGTGGGGGAAAGCGCCACAGCAACAAGGTGGATTTGCTCAGTAAGGTCAACAGCAAGGTGGTTTTCAACAAAACCAACAAGCTAAAGTATACGGGAAACCGTTTTAGCACAAAGGGGGCTTAATGCCTAAATCTAAAAAGCCAACATACAGCCAATTAGAGAAAAAGCTTAAAAAAGAGCTTGCCGAAAAAGATGATTTGATTAGCTTTATGGCTAAGAAAGTAGACGAGTTATAAAATAGTACACTCCCCGCTACCCATCAGAACAGCGCCCTGCGGAGTGTCATTTAATAGGATTAATGATGATAAATAAATTTAAAACAGTAATAACAGATTTAAGACGATTGAAAATGAATTTAATACCAGCGGCCACGGTTGAGCAAATAAAAAAAGATGAAGGGTTAAGTTTGACCGCTTATCAGTGTTCAGCCAATAAAACTACCATCGGCTATGGGAGGAACCTAGAGGGTAGGGGTATTACCAGTGATGAAGCTGAGTACCTTTTGATGAATGATATCAAGATCACACAAAAAGAGTTAAGGCAAAACTTTGATTGGTTTATTGATATGAACACAGCACGACAGGGTGCTATGGTAAACATGTGTTTTAATCTTGGTATAACTAGGTTTTATGGATTCAAAAAGATGATCAAAGCCGCTAAGATTGGCGATCATGAGGAAATGGCAGAGCAAATGCTTGATAGTAAGTGGGCTAGACAGGTTGGCGCACGGGCTGATAGGTTAGCTAAAGTTGTGCGGACAGGTAAACAGTGAGGTGCTGGTACAGGTGGCTAATCCGTCAGAATTTATGGGTAAAAGGCGTTGATGTTACAGATATCGGGATTAGGCATAGAGATTCAAAGCAAAGAGCCGATGTTTTGAATCCTTACAAATTTGACTGTATTTTACCATCAGCATCAACAGAAGGAACAAAAGACAGAGTAGAAGTAGTTGACAAAATTATAACAAGGTGTGCAAGCCTTTAATTTTGCAGCTCTAAAATGTATAATAAGGCATGAAAAAAGAACCTCGATTACTTGGTAGGCAAGTTTGGTG